ACTGCAATAGTATCAACTGCTTCTAATAGAGAAACAGGAAAAGGTAAAACAGTATGTAAACAAGGTACTGCTTTTGCAGGTGGTAATTTATACTATGCTGTAAGTACTTCTTCTATAAATGCTGGAGCTGGTATAGGAGTTGGTTCTTACATTGTATGGTTAATAGATAATAATGGAGTAATAACAAATGTTGCAATAGCAAATTGTGATATAGGTGGTTCAGGTAGTTTTACAAATTTATAATTATGGCAATAAGTACAGCACAATTAAGTTTATATATTTATACAGGTACATCAGGTTCTTATCAAAACTCTGATTTAAAATATACTATACAAAAAGAAAGAATCAATGCAGATGATGTTATCAACTTTGAAGTATCAGATCTTATAAGAGATTATATAGATGTAACTTTTAATAATGATTATGTATCAAGGTGTGTATGGGTTACAGCTATAGCAAATCTATTTGATGAGAACAATGAGCCTTTTACTTATAGTAATCCACAAACAAATACTTATTTAGCTTTAGATGGTTATGGTTTTTTTGAAGATGAAATAAATCCACAACTATCAACAAATGCACTTATAACTTCAAATAATATATACTTACCAGAAGGTACAGCAGGGAAGTTACCAATATTTGCAGAAGGTGTTGGAAAATACATAATAGATTCTACAACAACACAAGTAACAGATAGTGGTAATACAAATCAAAAAATACAATACATTACAATACCTGCAAACAGTTCTACTATACAAATATATGATACAGATGATGCAACACTTAGAAAAACAATAACAGTAAACAATGTTTGTGAGCCTAAGTTTACACCTTTTAAAATAACATTTGTAAACAAGTATGGTGCATTTCAAGATTTATATCTGTTTAAGAAAAGCATGGAAAGTTTAGATGTTACTGATGAAAGGTTTAGAAGAAATATAATAGTAAACAATACTACAAGTTATCCTACTTATGCAGGGCAAAGTGAAAGATATAATGTTAATGGGCAAACATCTCTTACACTTAATACAGGATTTATAAAAGAAGATATGAATAGTACTATAGAGGAATTGTTTTTATCAGAAAATGTATGGATAAGATATGAAAGTAAAACATTGCCTATAATACCAAAAACAAAATCATTAGCTTTTAAAACAAGTTTAAATGATAAACTTATAAACTATACAATAGATTTTGAATTTGCATTTACCAAAATCAATAGTGTAAGATAATGTTAAAACTACAGTTATATATAAAAAACCTAGATGTATCTAGCACTTATGAGCAGGTAGAATTATTTGATGATGAAAGTGTAGAACTTACTCAGAAGATTCAAGATGTAAGAGATATAGAAAAAGTATTTACTGATTTTACTAAAACCTTTAGTATACCAGCCAGTAAGAATAACAACAAACTATTTAAACACTTTTATAATTATAACATTTTAGATTTTGATGCAAGAAAGAAGTTTGAAGCAGTATTAGAGTTAAACCACCAACCTTTTAAAAAAGGAAAAGTAAAACTAGAAGGTTCTACACTAAAACTAAATAAACCTCATACTTATAGCTTAACATTTTTTGGTAGTACTGTAAACCTACCTGATCTTGTAGGGGATGATTACCTAAGTGCTTTAAAGATGATTACATCTGATTTTACATTTACATATACAGATGCTAATATAAAAACATATTTAAGTGATGGTTTAGATATAACATCTAAAATGGTTACTTATACTGATGCTATTATATTTCCTTTAATATCACATACTAAAAGGTTTATATATGATACAAGTGATTCTACTGCAAATACAGCTACACAAAATAATCTAGCTTATGAAGTAGGCACACAGCATGGTTTAGAATTATCACAATTAAAACCAGCTCTAAGAGTTTACCCAATAATAAAAGCAATAGAGTTTCAATATGGTGTAGAGTTTAGTGAAGATTTCTTTAACACTACCAATCCACAATTTTACAATTTGTATTTATGGTTACATAATAAAACAGGTGGTTTATTTGTAGATGAAGATAACATTGCAACAGTAGGAGGTTTTAATGTAACTTATTCTAGTGGTGAGGTAATAGATTTAAGAAATAATTACTTTACTACACCTCCACCAGATCAATCAACAGGTAGAGCAAAAAAAGAAAGATTACTAGATGTTACAGTTGTACCTAGTAATAATACTGTAGAATATAACTTTGTAATATTTGAGAATGGGAATGTATTCCAAAGATATGATGGTTTAACTGGAGAGTATGCAGATATAAGAGAGTTACCATTAGGTAGAGGTGATTATAGTTTTGGAATAGAAACAGATACACCTTCTACTTATGAAGTAAGATTTTATGTGCAAAGACAAAGAAGATTAGCAGGTACAGCTGATATACATTTTACAGGTAGTGCATCAGTTTTATCAGATGTAACACTAAATACTTCTAACCAATTACCAGAGATTAAGGTAATAGATTTTCTTACTGGTTTATTTAAGATGTTTAATCTTACAGCCTTCCAAAATGATGATGGTATAATAGAGGTAAAAACATTAGATGAATTTTACAATAGAAGTACAAACAAATGGGATATAACAGAACACCTAGATAAAGAAAGTACACAAGTAGATAGTGTATTACCTTTTAAGCAAATTGATTTTACTTATGAAGGCCTAGAAAACTTTTTTGCAAAAAACCACAAAGAGTTATTTAATGTAGAATGGGGTGAGAATAGATTCCAAGCAAGTGCAAAGTTTGAAGGAGAAACATATACTGTAAAACTACCTTTTGAACATTTTAAATATGAGAGATTAGTAAATGTAGCAGATGGTGCAAATACTAATGCTCAGTGGGGGTGGAGTGCAGATATAAAACAACAACCTAATCTTGGTAAACCTCTTCTTTTTTATCCTATACTTAAAACTCAACAAATAGGTGTTATTGATAGTGGTGGTACACTTAGTGCTCAAGCTTCAATGTATGTACCATCTAATTCTGTAGCTACTACACAAACTTCTTTTACTAATATAGAGAATACAGAAAATATAAACTTCAATGCAGAGAAGAATGAGTTTACAAATATACCTTACACTAAAACTTTGTTTGATCAATATTATAAAAAGTATGTTACTGAAATATTTGATAAGCAAAGAAGATTAACAACTGTAAAAGCATACTTACCTATTAAGATGCTTCATAATTTATCTCTAGCAGATAAGGTTATAATATTTGATAGGTTATATAAAATAAATAAGATTACTACAAACTTTGAAACTAATCTATCAAGCTTAGAGCTTATAAATATCAAAGAAGAAACAGTAGGTATAATTGAAACAAAAACAGAAGAAATACAAGAAGTAATACCTCTTAAGTTTACACCTGATTCAGTTTGTTATACTGCAGATTCAGATCTTATAACAGCAGATAATACTTTACTTAAATCAGATGTAAGCTGTGCTAGTGCAGAATTACCTATTGTAACATTTGATGAAGAAGTACCACAAGATACAGCAATAAGTAATATACCAGTAGTAGGAGATACACCACCAGTTGTAACTATTGCAGCTATAAGTTTACCTGATGTAGATCAACTTACAAATAACTCTTCTACTACTGTTACATTGAGAGGTAAGATAGATGAATTAGGTGAGATAGGTGAAACACCAAGTTTAGATGAATATGGATTTGTATATAGCTCTTCTTATAGTGATTTAGTAGGAGATGATTTAGATACTATTATAGGTACATCAGGAGTAACTCAACACAAGGTTACAGATGATAAAAGAGAAGGAGAGAAACTATTAGAACTTACAGGTTTAACACATCCAGCAGTTATATATTATAGATTCTATACAAGGACAAATACAGATAGTAATTTTGATGAAGCTGAAGCAATGACTACAATAACTTCATCTGATACAGTACCAGCTTCACCATATACTGAAACATCAAACTCTATAAACTATAAAATATCTACTACTTCAGATAATCCTGCTGATGTAATTAGAACAATAAGAATAAAAACAGATGGTGGAGATTTAGTAGATTATGTTACATCAGGTGCATTTGATATACAATCTAAAATAGTACCTTATGTAGTAGAAGGTATACCAATACCAAGTGGAGCAATAACAACACAATACAATGTTACTTCTAATGGTTTATCTGGTATGTTAGAAACACAAATGAGTATTCCTGCTACAATAGGTGGTGTAAAAGTAAATTCAGGAGTAGGGTTTGCTTATAGTGCTACATCAAGAGTAGATGCAGAGAATGATTCACAAGTATTTGCTTCTTCTTCTATACCATTTAAAGATGTGGCTGTACCAAGTGGTACATCTAATATTAATTTTAGTACTACAAACCAAAACTATAATTTATTTTATAATGAAGGTACAAGTGTATTTACAAATTGGAATGATGAAAGAAAATCTGATTATGGATTTATAAGTGGTACAGCAACAACATCAACTGCTGCTAAAACTAATGTACCTGATGGTTACTATGCACAATGGGGATGGAATCCTGATGGTACTGCACAAAATGTACAATCAAAATTAAGAAATTGTGGTTTTAGTGTTCATGTAGTAAATGGGGTAATAACAAATAGGGTTTCATTTGGTGCTTGTACTGTTATTCCAACTACCACAAGTTTTGGTGGTACTATAGCAGGTAGTAAATCTAGTGCAGGATTTGGTTTAGGTAGATTTAATGAAATACCTGCTTTTTCTGATTTATGTGTTATATCAGGCCCTACAGCAACACAATATAATTGTGGTGATATAAAAGCTATGGGTGGTTTTTATCATAGTGGAGCAGAGAATTTCCCAGATGAAGGAGATAAAGTTAAACTAAGAAAAAATTACACTTATGATGGTGGTGTAGATTCTTTTGCATTTTATGCTAACCCACCTGCTTTTCAAAGTGAACCTGCAAAATATTTTGCTTTGGCATTGGGACAAAGAACATCAACTTGTGTAGGAGTTTGTTTTGATAAAACAATAGTAGGATTTATAGTAATAGAAATTGATACAGCAACAGTAGTAACAAAATATGAATGTTCATGATAAATAATATATTAGACATGTTAGCAATAGCTAAACACCAAGAGAATATAGGAAAATATACTTTTATTGCTTTAGGTAAAAACAAAGCACCAGAAGGAATAAGAGAAGCATATAAACAACATAAGAGAGAGCTATGGCAGTCAAGAAAACAATAGAGATAGATGTAAATACTAAATCTTTAGGGCAGTTAGAAAGTATGCTTGAAGATGTAAATCAAGAAATAAAAACTCTTGATAGAGAATCTGATGCATTTAAAGAAGCAGCAAAGAAATCACAACTACTTACTAAAGAAATAGAAAAGATAAATAATGAGATAGAAGGCTTTAATTTAGATGATAAACTACAAGCTGCAGATGGTGCTGCAAAAGTGTTTGGTGGATCACTAGCAGCAGCAGTTGGTACATTAGGTACTTTAGGTATAGAATCAGAAGCCTTTGGTGAGTTTGAACAAAAAGCTGCATCTGCTATTGCAGTTGGCTTAGGTATTAAAGATGTATCAGAAGGTTTTGGCCAAGTTGCACAAGCAGCTAAGAAATCAGGTGTTGCAGCTAAGTTATTTGGTACAACAACAAAAAGAGCCATAGCATTAACTGGTATAGGTGCATTTGCTATTGCATTAGCAGCCATAGTAAACAATTGGGATAGTATTACAAAAGCAGTAAAAAGATTTGCTAGTAATGTACCTTTTATTGGTAAGGCTATAGATGCAGTAAAAACAACATTTAATAATTTATTTGATGCTGCAAGGCCAGTATTAGAGTTTTTAGGTATTCTACCAGATGAAGCAGAAAGGGCAGCAATAGAAACTAAAAAAGCAGTAAACAATACAATATCAGAATTAGAAAGAGAAATTGCAGTAGCTCAAGCTGCTGGTGCAGAAGCAGAGAAAATATATGCACTTAGAAAACAACTTATAGAAGCAGAGTTGCAACAATTAAAAGATAGCAATGCAGAGAAAGAAGAAATATTTAAAAAAGAAACTGAGTTACTAGCCTTAGAAGCTGCAGAGCAAAAAAGGATTAGAGATGGTAAAGTAGAAACAGTTAAAAGAGAAAAAGTAGAATCTATTGGTATAATAAAAGCCACAGGATTACAAGAAATAGAAACAGAAAAAGCTACTGGTGAATTAAAACTAGATAATGAAACTGAACAATTAGCAGCAAGAGATAGGTTAATACAAAGTGATATTACAAATCAATTAAAACTAGATGCAGCTAGACAATCTTCTTTAGATAATGTTATTGCTATAGCAGGTGCAGAGAGTAAAGTAGGTAAAGCAGCCTTCTTAGCAAAACAAGCTTTAATAGCACAAGAGTTAATTCAAGAAGTAGGTAGAACTATTGCTTTTTCATCTCAAGCTGTAGCAAGAAGTACAGTTGCAGTTGCAGAGGGTACAGCACAAACAGCTAAGGTAGGATTCCCACAAAACATACCATTACTTATAGGATATGCAGCTCAAGCTGCTGGAATTATATTGGCTGTAAAATCTGCAGTAGGTAAAGCTAAAAGTGCAGGTGGTGGTATAGGTGGTGGTGCAACTAGAGGAGGTAGAGGTGAGGCACAAGCACCATCTTTTAATATTGTAGGAGCTGCACCTGAAAACCAACTTGCACAAGCAATAGGAGAGAATAACCAAAAGCCAGTTAAAGCATTTGTAGTAAGTAGTGAGGTATCTAATCAACAAGCTTTAGATAGAAAAATAGAAACAGGATCTTCAATTGGGTAACAAAAACTTAAAATTATTATTGTATTAGTATGGATATAGTAGAGCTTTTTATTGATGAAAATGATGAAGTATCAGGAATTGAGGCAGTATCTATAGTAGAGAACCCTGCAATTGAAGAGGACTTTATAGCATTAAAAAACCAAGAGTTTAAATTTGCTGAAGTGAACAAAGAGAAGAGAATCCTTATGGGTGCTGCTCTTATTCCTAATAAACCTATATATAGAAAAAGTGGTGATAAAGATTACTATATATATTTTTCAAGAGATACTGTAAGAAAAGCAAGTGAGTTATTTTTCATAAGAGGCAACTACAATAAATCTACATTAGAACATGGTAAAGCACTAAGTGGTTTAGTAGCAGTAGAATCTTGGTTAGTAGAAGATCCTAAAAAAGATAAGAGTGCAGCTTATGGTATGAGTATGCCTAAGGGTACTTGGATGTTATCAATGAAAGTACAGAATGATGATGTATGGAATGATTATGTAAAAACTGGTAAAGTAAAAGGGTTTTCTATAGAAGGGTATTTTGCAGATAAATTAGAAAGGCCTAATGAGCCAAATAAACTAGCTGAGTGGGAAGAAGAAGAAGCTGAGTACTTACTTTCTGAGATGAAGGCTATAATCAAAAAAGATAACAGATATAAAAAGGGTACTACTATAGAAATGGAATCTTATAGAGATTATCCTGATGCTGTAAAGAACAATGCTAAAAGAGGTATTGAATTAAATGAAAAAGTAAACAACAAATGTGCAACACCAGTAGGTAAGATCAGGGCACAACAATTAGCACAAGGTAAACCTATAAGTGTAGAAACTATAAAAAGAATGTACAGCTATTTATCAAGAGCTGAGGAGTATTACAAACCAGAAGATACAGAAGCATGTGGCACAATAAGTTTTTTACTATGGGGTGGTAAATCAGGTAAATCTTGGAGTGAATCTAAATTAAAAAGTTTAGATATGTTAAGTTTAAAATCTGAGATTATAGATGATACACTTGCAATAATAGATGATAGATTAGCTTACTCTACAAAAGAGATGGCTATAGAAGCTGCAAAAGATATAGGCTGTGAAGATTATCATGAGCATGAGTTTGAAGGTAAAACTTGGTATATGCCATGTAAAGAACATAAACTTACAGCAGAAGAATTTAAAAAATACAAATGCCCAAAGGGGTATAAAAAAGATTACCAAAAACATAAGTGTGTACCATTATCAGAAGATCTAGCAGAGATAGGTGAAAGAGGTGGTGTAAAAAAAAGCCCTAAAGCACCTAAATCAGATACACCTAATAAAAACCCAAAAGGAGAAGGCACAGCAAAAGGAGATGCTTCTACAGGTAGAGGTGCAAAAGTATCCAAAGCAGATGAGGCTACTTTACAAAAGAAATCAGATGAGTTTAATGAAAGATATAAAGATAAGCTAGGGTATGGTGTTACAGTAGGAAAACTAAAAGCAGTATTTCAAAGAGGATTAGGTGCATTTAATGTTTCACATTCACCAAGAGTAAACAACCCAAGCCAATGGGCTTTTGCAAGAGTAAATGCTTTTCTATATCTAGTAAAGAATGGTAGGCCTGAGAATAAAAAGTACACTGGTGATTTTGATTTACTACCAGCTAAACATCCTAAAGCACCAAAATGAGAGAATACAATGAAAAAGCACCAAGCCCTAAAGATGATAGAAGGGGGTGCTTGTGTCCAGATGGTACATACTCAAGAAAGTGCTGTGATGGTAGTTTCCAAGCACAAGGTATTGGTAACATAACAAAAGCAACTACCTACTATTATAAAATACAAAAATGTGGGCACAGTTCACAAAAAGAAATATATATAATAGGTGTAGAGCTAACAGTAAATAATGTTTACTATTTTAATTTCCTTAATGCAAATCATAATGGATGTTATACTGTTACCCAAGTAAAAACAGCAGGAGATCAAAAAATAAATTCTGTAACTAATTATAGTGATTGTGATGCTTGTATAGCAGCAAACTAAAAATCTAACAACTTAATATTTAATTTATTGTAATAACATGAAAGCAACAGAAGTACTTAAAAAAGCAAAAGAGCTTCTTTCTATTGAAACAGAAGAAGTTAAACTAGCACAAGCTACTTTAGAGAATGGAACTATAATAGAAGCTGAATCTTTATCAGAAGGTAAAGAAGTTTTTATTATAACAGAAGATGAAAAAGTAGCTTTACCAGTTGGTGAGTACACTTTAGAAGATGGGCAGATTCTTATGGTAAAAGAAGAGGGCATCATTGCATCTATTGGTGCAGCTAAAGAAGAAGAACCTGCTGAGGAGGATTTATCAGAAGAGCAACAGCTTGAAGAAGATGATAAAGAAGAAATGAAATATGCTACAAAAGAAGAGCTATCAGAGGTTAAAGAAATGATTAAAGAAATCAAAGCTATGATAGATAAAAAACAAGATATGGCTTCAGAAGTAGTAGAAGAAGAAAAAGTAGAAGAACCTAAAGAGGAACTTTCTGCAGTACCTAAAGTGAAACACAATCCTGAGAAAGAAGCACAAAAAGAAGTTTTCTTATATGGGCAAAAAAGTGGTATTACAACTTTAGACAGAGTATTAAGTAAAATTTCTAATAATTAATAATAAAAATGGCAACAACAATTTCAAATGATGCTACCAGAATTTTTAAAAAGGTAGAAAGCTTAACAGGAGGCAAAACTCTTGTAGGTGCTGATAGTGGTAAAGTATTTATACTAAATGCTACAGGTGGAGGTACATTAACATTACCTTCATTAAAATCAGGATCAAACTTCAAATTTATCATTGGTGCAACAGAGCCTACTACCAATTGGATTGTAGACTCAGCAGAAGGTGATAACATTGATGGTATTTTAGTGGTAAATGGTGCAAGTGTAGCTGCTGTAGAAGAAGATCAAATTAACTTTGTAGCTTCTACTGCTGTTGCAGGAGACTATATAGAACTTGAGTGTGATGGATCAAACTGGTTTGTGAATGGTGTAGGAAGTGCAGCAGGATCAATAACAGCTACAGATCCTAGTTAATAATTAAAAAATAAATAGATAAAAAATGGCAACTACGCAAACTATTACTACTTCTTATGCTGGAGAGAGTGCATCTAAATATGTGGCTGCAGCTTTATTAAGTGGTGTAACCATTGATAATGGTGGAATTGAAATTATGCCCAACATTAAATTTAAAAGTGTTGTGCAAAAATTAGGTGTTGATGATGTAATCAAAGATGCTTCTTGTGACTTTGATCCTACATCTACTGTAACAATATCTGAAAGAATTATACAACCTGAGTTTCAGCAAGTAAACTTACAATTATGTAAGAAGGATTATATAAGTACATTTATGGCACAAGAGATGGGATTCTCTGCACATAATGACTTACCTTCTAACTTTGCTGATTTCTTAATTGGACATGTAGCAGCTAAAGTAGCTGAGAAAACTGAGCAAAACATCTGGAGAGGTGTTACTGCTAACAATGGAGAATTTGATGGTTTAACTACATTAATGGCAGCAGATTCTGATGTTGTTGATGTATCTTCAACTACAGTAACTTCTTCTAATGTTATTGGACAGCTTGGTGCAATTTTAGATGCAGCTCCTTCTGCACTGTTTGGGCAAGAGGATTTAACATTATATGTAAGTAGAAACATTTATCAAGCTTATATTAGAGCTTTAGGTGGATTTGCTGCTAATGGTGTTGGTGCTGCTGGTTATAGATCTGAAGGTACAAACCAAGCATTACAACCTACTTTCTTTGATGGAGTGAGATTGTTCTTAGCAACAGGCTTAGCAGATAACAGAGCAGTATTATCACAAAAATCTAACTTATACTTTGGTACTGGTTTATTAGCAGACCACAATGAAGTAAAAGTTATTGATATGGCTGATATTGATGGTTCTGATAATGTAAGAATTGTAATGAGATTTAGTGCAGGGGTTCAATATGGTATTGGATCTGATATTGTACTTTACTCTTAATAAGTAGATAAGTTTAATCTTAGAGGGTGGGTGAGCCTTGTGCCTACCTACCCTTTTTTAATACTATAAAAATATGGCTTGTGATTTAACAAAAGGTAGAAAAGAACCCTGCAAAGATGTAGTAGGTGGTATCAAAGCAGTATATTTCATGGATTATGGAGATATAACCATAGGATATGATGGTGTTGATACAGATGTAGTAGATGACTTGGGTACTGTAACTGCTTTTAAATATGAAATAAAAGGGAATAGTAGTTTTGAGCAAACTATTACTTCTTCAAGAGAGAATGGTACAACTTTTTTTGATCAAACTTTAAATCTTACATTAAAGAAGATGACAGTACAAGATCATAAAGAGTTGAAGCTAATGAGTTATGGAAGGCCTCATGTAGTGGTACATGATTATAATGGTAATGCTTTTTTAATGGGAGCAGAGCATGGAGCTGATGTTACAGGTGGAACTATAGTAACAGGTGCAGCAATGGGTGATTTAAGTGGTTATACACTTACACTAAATGCACAAGAACAAACACCAGCAAACTTTTTAGAAGGTGCTACAGAAGCTAATCCATTTGCAGGATTAACAGGAACTGTAACAGTAACAGAGGGAACAAATTCATAATTGATTTGATTTTTGATTTTAAAGGGGTAGCAGAAATGTTACCCTTTTTTTATTTACCCTATTAATAACAAATTAAACAAACATTTATTGTATATATATGATTGTATTGCAAAAATCTACAGGCAGCCAAACATTTAGTTTTATACCAAGATCTTATACTTCTGGTTTAACCTATACTATTAAGATTACTAATGAAACTACAAACAAAGAAGTGTTTAGTCAAACAACAACTTCCTTTACTGCTAATGATTATTATTATCAATATAGTAATACTTTTACTTTAGTAGAAGATACCTTTTATACATTAGAAATAACACAAGGTAGTAATCTAATATTTAGAGATAAAATATTCTGCACTAATCAAACTGTAGATACCTATTCAATAAACAATAGTGCATATACAGAGCAAAGTGTAGCAAATGAATTTATAGTTTTATAACATGGAAAACTTACATATAATAAATCTTTCTTCTTATAACAAACCCAAAATAAAAGAGGATAAAAAAAACAAGTGGGTAAATTATGGAGAAGATAATGATTATTACAAATACCTTATAGAATTATACACTAATAGCACAACTAACAATGCTATAATAAATGGTGTTACTAATATGATATATGGTAAGGGTATAGATGCTTTAGATAGCTCTACTAAAACAGATGAGTATGCAGCTTTAAAATCTATATTCCATAATGAATGTTTAAAGAAAGTATCTCTTGATCTTAAACTATTAGGAGAGGCATCTTTTCAAGTATTATACAAAGATGGTAAAGTAGTAAGAGCTGAACATTTCCCAAGAGAAACACTAAGAGCAGAAAAGTATTCTGATGATGGTGACATAGAAGCTTACTACTATCATCCTAATTGGGCAAAAATGAAAAGGCATGAGAAACCAGAAAGAATAGCAGCATTTGGTTTTGGTAATGGTATAGAACCTGAAATCAAGATAGTAAAGAAGTATGTATCTTCTTATTCTTATTATTGTCCAGTAGATTATCAAGGTGGTTTGGCCTATGCTGAATTAGAAAGTGAGATAGCAGATTACCTGATTAATGATGTACAAAATGGTTTTAGTGGTACTAAAGTAGTAAACTTTAACAATGGTGTACCAGATAGAGAAAAGCAATTACAGATTAAATCTGATGTAATGCACAAGCTTACTGGTAGCAGAGGTGAAAAAGTAATTATTGCTTTTAACAACAATGCAGAAAGTAAAACAACTGTAGATGATATACCTTTAGATAATGCACCAGCTCACTATGAGTACCTTTCTAATGAATGTGCATCAAAGTTAATGGTAGCACATAGAGTTACTTCACCTCTACTTTTAGGTATTAGAGATGGTAACAATGGTTTAGGTAACAATGCTGATGAGATAAAAACAGCTTCACTACTATTCCAAAATGTAACTATAAAGCCTTATCAAGATTTAATTATTGATTGTATGGATGCTATACTAGCAGTAAATAATATAAGCTTAAAATTATATTTTAAAACATTGCAACCTCTTGAGTTTATAGAAACAGATAATGCTGTAACAGATGAAGCAAGAGAAGAAGAAACAGGTGTAAAGCTCAGCAAAGAAGAGCCTAGTGATGAGCAACTACTAGAAATGCTAGATGGACTAGGAGAGAGTGAGGAGGAGCTTTTAAAGCAGGGCTGGGAACTTTTTGATGAGAGAGCAGTAGATTATGAGCAAGAAGAGGCTTTGGATAAAATGCTGAGTTTAGCATCTGTAGTACCAAATAGAGCAACAGCAAATAGTGAGCTTGATGGTGAAACAGAAACTGGTAAAAGGTACTTAGTAAGGTATCAGTATGCACCATTAATAGTAAGTGGTAACTCTAGGGAGTTTTGTAAAAAGATGGTAAGAGCAAAAAGAATATATAGAAAAGAAGATCTAGATAAAAACAGTACTTCAAATAGTGAACTAGCAGCTAAAGGGGAATCTAGTTACAATATATTTTTACACATTGGAGGAGCTAACTGTAAGCATTATTGGCTAAGAAAAACTTATATATTTAGAGATGGTGTAAAACCTGATCCTAACAGTCCAAAAGCAAAACCAGCTTATAGAGCAGAAAGAACAAAAGAAGGTATTAAAGCACCTACTAAAGCACAAGAACCTACATTAGTAAGTACACCACCATCTAAGAGACCAAATAAAGGATATAAAAACCCAAGATAATGGCAGAAGCACTACTTGTATCAAGAAAGGATGTAGTAAAATTTACTGCAATGAATGGCAATGTAGATACTGATAAATTTATACAGTATGTAAAGATTGCACAAGATAAACACATAGAAAACTATCTAGGATCTGATTTAATAAATAAAATAAAAGCAGATATAGTAGCAGGTACACTTGCTGGTGATTATTTATCTTTAGTAAATACACAAATAAAACCTTGCCTTTTACATTGGACTATGGTAGAATATTTACCTTTTAGCAATTATACAATAGCAAACAAAGGGGTGTTTAAACATACAAGTGAAAATGCAGATGGTGTAACAAAAGAAGAGGTAGATTACCTAGTAGAGAAAGAAAGAAACACAGCACAATACTACACTAATAGACTAATAGAGTATTTAACATTTCATGCTCCAAGTAAATTTAGTGAGTACTTTACAAACAGCAATGAAGATGTGTATCCTGATAAAGATGTATTTGGTGGATGGCTACTCTAAAGAAGAAATACAAACCTAAGCAGCAAAATGTGGTTAAGCTGCAAGAATATATAACTAAGTTAAATAACAAATTAGAAAAAAAATTATTGTTATAATATGAGTTTTGGTGCAATATATCCAGTTAGTTACTGGGGTAACACAAATGAAGCAAATGGATGGGGGATTGTATATCCTTTTAATGCTGATGGTTCATTCTTTACTGCAGATACTACTAAAGAAACAGCAGATACAACTCAATTTACAGCAGATGCAACAGAATTTTAAATAAAAAAATATGGCTAAACAAACTATAGGAATTGGCACAACTGCAAATGATGGCACTGGGGATACTCTCAGAGTAGCATTTGATAAAATCAATGATAACTTTGATGAGTTGTACACTGATGATGCAGGTGATGTAGGGAGTATAACTGCAACAGCACCAATAGCAAGAGATTCAGCAACAGGAGATGTAACTATATCACTAAATGATAATGGAGTTACTCATGCAAAATTAGAAAACAGATATACAGCAAAAGCAACAAGTACATCTACAGGAAATCAAAATTTAGATGCTTCAGCAGCAACAACTTTTTTACTTACAGGTAATGTTGCAACAGCTACACTTACTATACAAAACATGAAACTTGGTCAAGTAATTGATATTCACATGACAGGTACATTAAGTAGTGCAGTAATAACATTAGCAACAGATTTTTCATCTACTACAATAAATAAAATAGGAGCAACTGATTTTGATCAATCAGAAAAAAATCTTATACAAGTAGTTTGTGTAGATGATACAGATGCAGCAGCAATTATAAATTATTCAGTAGGAAAAATAACAGCAGATACAACACCATAATAATATGAAAGCAAGAGAAGATAGTAATGGAAACATAATAACTTATAGTAGTGTACCTAAAAGTTGGGGTGCTATTATTTGTGGATTTAACACACTTTCAGATTCTAAATTACAAACATTTGGTTTTTATAATGTAGTAGTACCATCAACAAATCCATCACAAAAATTAGGAGATATTTATTTTGATACTGATAATAGTGTGTATACTTATCCTGTTGTAAACAGAACCTATTCCCAAACAGTAGCAGAGTTAAAAGCACAAAAGATTGCAAACCTAAAACACTTATACAATAACAAACTTGCAAAGACTGATTGGTATGTTATAAGAGCAGCAGAAGGTGGTACAGCAATACCAAGTGATATAGCAACAGAAAGAAGTGATTTAAGAACAGAATGTGCTACTAAAGAATCAGAGATAAATGCAAAGACAACAAAAGCAGGAGTAGTAGATTATCAACTTCCAAATCTTGACTAATGAGTTTAGGAAAAAGATTAATTACAACAGGTGAAGCAGTAAGTATTACAGCTACTGATCATTTTAATACTGTACTTTATACAGGTAATAGCAGTGACCAATCAATAACAGGGGTAGGATTCCAACCAGATTTAGTATGGATAAAAAGAAGGAATACAACTGAAGATCATGCACTATTTGATTCTGTAAGAGGAACTCTTAATCAAATTTCCTCTAACTTAACAGCAGCAGCATATGATACTGCAAGTCCAAATGAGGGTGTAAAATCTTTTGATTCTGATGGATTTACTACAGGAAACAATGGTGCTACAAATAGAAGTCCTAATACATATGTAGCTTGGAATTGGAAGGCAGGTGGTAGTGCAGTATCAAATAGTAATGGTAGTATTACTTCTTCAGTATCAGCAAATACAGCAGCAGGATTTTCTATTGTGAAGTATACAGGCACAGGTTCAGCTGCTACTATTGGTCATGGGTTAAATTCATCTCCAGAACTTATTTTTGTAAAAACTTTAGATAGTGTAGATAATTGGATGGTTTTAAGTACAGCTGCAGGTGCTACCAAAAAAGGTTCTTTAAATGCAAGAAATGAATTTGATACAGATTCAGCACCTTGGAATGATACTGCACCAACATCAACTGTTTTTACAGTAGGAACAAAAGATGGAACTAATAAAAGTGGAGATGAGTTTATTGCATATTGCTTCCATTCAGTGGCTACTTTTCAAGATATTGGACTTTATAGTGGAAGCAGTTCAACTGTAACAGTAACTACAGGATTTGAGCCTAGATTCGTCATAATAAAAAGGATAGATGTTTTTGGCAATGATTGGATTCAGTATGACCAAGCAAGAAGTGGTGGAACAAATATGAATGATTATTTAGTACCTAATGATACTATACAAGAAATTACAAATAGTGCTATTGATATTGATGCAACTTCAACAGGTTTTACAGTAGAATCTGGTAACTGGGTAGGAATTAATGCAAGTGGTGGTTCATATTTATATTGGGCAATAGCATAAAATGGAAGATTTGAAGATATATGGTGTAAACTTAATAGCATTAGCATTTAGTGTTTCAGCAATTAATCCTTTTTTGCAAGCTATATCTTTATTGTTAGCTATTATTTACACTATAATATCAATTAGTAAAAAAATACAGAAATGAATTTACCAAGAAATGGTGTAGCAAAAGAGATAAGGCATTATGTAGGTTCTTTGTTTATATTCCTATTTGTAATAGGTATTATAGTTGCACTTATACAATTCCCTGTATTAGATACTAATAAAGAGGTTGTAATGATGCTCATTGGAACCATCTCAGCCAGTATAGGTATTGTAGTTTCAACCATAACTGGTGCCAAACCAGATGATATAACTGCTTTAAAAAATGAAGTAGAAAAGAAAAATAACCAAATAGATTTACTTGTAAAAGCAAAAGATGATTTAGAAAAAATGGTTATTGATCTACAAAAACAAATGTTAGAGAATCAAGATAATGTAATGGATAAGATCATATTGAAAGCAGCATTAGAACATGATGATAGATATATGGCTAAAAAAGCAATGAATAATGGAAAATAAACCTAAATGTGAATGTGGTAATACTCAACATATTGAAGGGTATTGTGATGGTTCACACTTAAATAATGAGTAATGGAAAAATTAGAAACAATTAAATTAAGTATTAAAAAATACATCTTAAATAATTGGCATAGTGATAGATTATTTGATAAAGGTAAGATTATAGCAATAGGTATAGTTTTATTTTTTCTATTGTGGAAACTTATATATGAGCTACTAACATGAATCTTAATTACTTTTCCATTGATGAGTTTGAAAGTCCTGATCATAGTGGCTCAGGTATTAACATGGATCAATCTTTTTTAGAAAAGTTAGATAAGGCTAGAGATATAGCAGGTATACCATTTAAAATTACAAGTGGGTATAGAACAAAAGAACATAATAAAAAAGTAGGAGGTGTTGAGAATAGTAGCCACCTTATTGGTGTTGCAGCAGATATTGCTGTATCAAGTAATCAAGAAAGATGTATTATACTCAGTGCCCTTATCCAAGCAGGATTTAAAAGAGTGGGAATTGCCAAAACATTCTTGCACTGTGATACAGATCCAAACAAACCCAACAGCTTCTGGTTATATAGTTAAAACTGGCACAGTAGGTTCAACACTATGGCTGAAAAGAAAAAATTTAAAGATACACAAGTAGGTAAATTTCTTTTAGATAAAATACCTAGTGTAGTAGGTGCAGTAGCTGGTGATAGTTTAGCAGGTAATGTAATACAAGCTATTATTGGTGGTAGTGAAATGAGTGATGAAGATAAAGCTATTGCACTTAAAAAACTAGATATAGAAAGAGCAGAAATAGATGGTACTACTAGAAGATGGGTTGCAGATGCTAGATCTGGGAGCTGGTTAGCATCTAATGTAAGGCCATTAGTACTTGTGTTTCTTACTATCTCTTATGTATTAGGATGGTATTTAGGTTACCCTTTAGATTCTATTACTGGATTATTAACTATTGTTATTGGTGGTTATTTTGGTAGTAGAGGTGTAGAGAAAGTATTTGGTAACAACAAGCACAAGTAATGAATATATCAGAAACATCAAAAATAAGTTTAGATATAAAAGCACTTATAGGTATGATCATAGGTGTAATTACTGTTGCTAGTATATGGTTTAATCTTACAGCAGAAATTGAATTACTTAAAATTAAAGTATCCAAAATGGATGAAAAGGTACAATCTAACTATACATGGGTAAATAATTTTGAACCACCAAAACAAGTACAAAAAGCTGTAGATGAAATTAATTTAATGAAACTTGAAAATGCTGTTTTAAAATACAAAGTAGAACAATTACAAAAAAAATAAATGGCAAAGCAAAAAGTTATTAACTACACAAAAACAAAGATTAAAAGAAAAGGTGTACATAGTAAATCCAAAACATCAGCATTAAAATCTTCTAAGAACTATAGTAAAAAATATAGAGGGCAAGGAAGGTAATGTTAATAAAACACAATCTAAGAAATTTTACAACTGATAAAAAAAACCTCTACCTTTGGTGGGTGGAGGCTAAGTATATAACCTTTAAATATAACTAAATGAGTGAAGATATGACTATTAGAAAACTAGCTGAAAAAATTGCACTAGACTTTCAACTTTCTGTACAAGATAGAACAGATGCTATACTAGAACTAGATGCTACACAATACACTAATCTAGGTACAGATTCTACTAAAACAGAAAAGAACAAAGTAAAAAATGATAGTAAGTATCTTTATAAACTAATAAAAACTTTTAATACAGAAGATGGTAATTTACTTTTAAACCACATGGATGTATAAAAAAAAACAATGCCTAAAACTTCTAAAAAACCTACAAGAAGTAAACTAGTAAAAAAACTAGATGTAGTATTTTCTCAGTACATAAGAATAAAAGATGCTGATAAGTATGGAATGGTAAAGTGTGTTACTTGTGGTAAAGTAGGGCATTGGAAAACAGGAGGTATGCAGTGTGGCCATTTTATGAGTAGAAAACACTACAGTACCAGATGGGATGAAAGAAATGTAGCTGTCCAATGTGTAGGATGCAATATATACAAAAATGGAAATGTATACTTGTTTTCTAAATATCTTGGTAATAACTTATCAGAAGAATTATATCAAAAAAGTTTATTAATAACTAAATTTACAACTGATGAGCTGAAGGATATGATTACTTATTATTCTAACAAGCTCAACACTTTTCTTTAGATAATTGTTTGTTTTGAAGTTAGGGGTAAGGTTCTAAATCTTACCTCTTTTTTTTTGTAATAATTTTTTTATAACTTAGTAAAATAACTTTAAATAAATAATTATGGATGCTACACAATTGTACATTATAAAACAAAGTTGCTTAAATAGAGCAACAGATCTTTATTCTAAAACAGATAATTGGAATGAAGAACAAATACTAGAAACAGCAAATATATTTGTAGAATGGGTAACAGGAGAAGAGAATACAACAGCTCTACCAGCTTTACCTAAGATGCCAGAAGATAAAAAGATTTGGCTGAATTTTAACACACCTGATTACAATAAAGCATTAGGGTGGATTAAAGAAGGTTACACAATAAAAGATATTAGAAACCAATACAAAGTAGCTAAAAAAGTAGAAAGTGAATTATCTAAAGTGTAATATCAAAAAAACTTATTTTAATTATAACAAAACAAAAGTAGAAATATTATGGACAAAAAAAACACAGCAATTATCTCAGGAAGTATTGAACTTACAGCAATTGATAAAAGCAAAATAGTAGAACTCAAGAATGGTAAAAGTTATTTAAATTTTACTATGAAGGTGCAAGATAAATCTCAATATGGTAATAATGTTTGGATTACACACCAACAAACAAAAAAAGAACAAGATAACAAAGTAAAACCTATTACACTAGGTAATGCAGCAGTGAAATGGGTTGATGAAGGAGGTATATCAATAGCAGAGAGAAATGAGGTTACAAACAAAGAGCAAAATGCTCAAAGAGTTGAAACACCATTTTAAATAGAGGGGGGTTAATTACCCCCTTTTTTTATGATAGCAGAAACCAATAGAATTAAACAAAGAATCTTTGATATAAAAAATGGAAAGATTCAAGAAGGCTTAAAGATAGGTGTACCAGATATTGATGAGTACATTAGGTATAAGCAGGGAAACTTTTGCCTTTGGATAGGCCATGCCAATGTAGGTAAAACTACAATACTTTGTTACTTTCTTACAGCTTGGGCTATATTACATAAATTAAAGTTTGTAATATGGAGTAGTGAAAATATGCCTGATAGCATAGTAAGAAAGATTATTGAGTTTAAAATGGGTAAACCTATACACACAGCAAGTGAAACAGAGATAGCAAAAGAAATACAATGGTGTGATACTTACTTTAAAGTAATAGATGTACAAGATCTATACACCTACAAAGATTTACTTAAAGAAGCAAAAGCTATAAAAGATGTTTGGAATTATGATGGTATATTAATTGATCCTTATAACTCTCTTTCTATAGATACACAAATGATGAGGGGTATAGGTTCACATTTATATGATTACCATGTAGCTAGTGAATTAAGATTATTTGCAAAGAATGAAAATATAACTGTATACTTAAATGCCCATGGGGTGACTGAGGCCATGAGAAGAACTTATCCTAAAGAACATGAGTATGCTGGTTTACCACAGCCATTAGGATTATCTTCTGTAGAAGGTGGGGGTAAGTGGGGTAATAGAGCTGATGATGTGATCTGTTGCCATAGAATGACTTCCCATCCTACAGATTGGATGTTTTCAGAACTTCATGTACTAAAGATAAAAGAAACAGAAACAGGTGGAAGATGTACCCCATACCAAGAGCCTATAAGAATGAGGATGGTAAAAAACAATGTAGGTTTTGAATTTATGGGGCAGGATATTTTACATAGCAAAAAATCAGATTTAAAAGAAATATTATTTTGATTACATTTTTTATTATATTAGGTTGTATAGCTTTAGGTGTTATTGTTTTTGGTTATTACTATAATGCAGAAATAACATTTGCACCAATAATTGGAATTATGATGGGTTCTTTATATTCATTTACAGATTTAGATGAAGGTAGAGAGCACACCTTCCAAGTATGTATAGCTTTTTTAAGTATCACTGTACAATGGATAGAGAACTAGAATGGTTAAATATTGTAGCTAAACAACATAAAACTTGGGTAGGTATTATAAAAAGTTTTGGTGAACATTTCTATGCTGAGGATCTGGTACAACAAAGTTATGAGGCACTAATAAAATATGCTGATCCTAATAAGATAATAAAAGATGGTAAGGTAAGTAGAGGTTATATGTTTTTTACACTTAAATCAATATACTACCAATTCTATAATAAGAAGAAAAAAATACAAAAAGTAAATATAGATAGTGATGAGAACTTCTTACAATTACCAGCTCAAGATGATGTAGAAGAAAATAAAGCCTTTCATCAGATCTGTATGCTGGTAGATGATGTTTCTGATGATTGGCATTGGTATGATAAGAAGATATGGAAGCTATACTCTAGAACAGATATGAGTATAAGAAAACTTGCTAGTGAAACCAAGATAAGCTGGGTAAGTATATTTAATACCTTAAAAAACCTTAAGTTAGATATAAAAAATAAATTACAAGAAGATTACACAGATTTTAAAACAGGAGAATATGAATACATCAAAACCCCCAAAGGACAAGAGAACTAAAGAGTATAAAGAGTGGAAAGCAAATCATGAGAAAGCTTCCAATGGTTTAGGAGATCAGGTAGAAAAAATTACCAAAGCTACTGGTATTAAGAAAGCAGTAGATACTGTGTTTGATAAATTAGGTAAAGATTGTGGCTGTGAATCTAGAAAAAAATCTCTTAATGAGTTATTCCCTTCTAAGAAACCAGAGTGCTTTACAGAAGAAGAGTTTAGTTTAATGCAAATGGCAATAGATACTAAAAAGGTAAAATTTACAGCAGAAGAAACAAAACTATACACTAACATATATAATAGAGTTTTCAATCAAAGAGTAGAATGTATACCTTGTAGTTTTAAAAACACAGTGTGGAAACAATTAGTAAAAGTTTATAATCAATATTTATGAGAAAAGTACAAAACTTAAAAAGCATACAATTTAGTAATGATTTCTCTACAGTATCAACACAGCTGATAGAGTGGAAAAAAAAGAAACCAGTACCTGCACTTGATAAAATGATAGAGGCAGTTACAAGCTGGTACTTCTATACACATGAGTTGGAAGTAAACCAAGAGATGTGGGAGAAGAGTTTATCAGAATACAGAGCAGATAAATTAAGAGCAATAGAAAGAGCTAGAAAAGCTGAGGCAAAACTTGAAAAAGTAGAAAAAGAATTACAAAAATATAAATTAGCTTATGGGTAATCTTTTTGCTGGGTACATATTATTTAGAATATTAGAATATTTTGTAAAACAATTAGTTTATTTTTTTATTAATGAAGAGTGAAAACAAACCTTACAAAGGGTATGTGACAGATTACAGCACAGGCCTTAACTACATACCTACACAAATAAAACAAAGTGATCCTATAGTAGAAGAGGTAAAAGATATAATGGATAAAAGAAGTACTAAAGGTATAGAAGAATATGGTACTACTTTAGCAGATAACCCTGATGGATTTTATAGATGGCTTAATGAGTTACAATCTGAATTATTAGATGCAGCATTATACATACAAAAATTAAAAAAGCAAAAATAGTTTTTGTTAATAAAAAGTTTGTATCTTAGAGTAAACTTTAAAACAATTATTATGACTTCAAAATTATTATACTTATTGTGTTCTAATGAAACACTATTAAAAGATGCAACTAGCAAAGATTTATTAGATGGTTACAGAAAAGAATGTATAAAAGAATTATACAACAGAGCAAAGAATCCTAACCATGTAAAAGAACAACTAGCTAAAATAACATCTGAATCATGATTACATTATTAAATGGAGAAACCTATCTCAAAGAAGAAATAATAGGTATGGCACATTCTGATGATTTTTATTATGGACATCTAGGCCAACATGCTTTAAGCAGTAGCAGTTTAAAAACTTTACTCAAATCACCTAAAACTTATAGAAATGTATTGAAATATGGATCTACAGATACACCAGCTCTAATACAAGGTAAGTTGTTACATTGGATGGTGCTAGAGCCTCACAAGATAGATAAGTTAAATATTATAGAAGCTACTACTAAAAACACCAAAGCTTACAAAGAAGCAAAAGAGAAACACCAAGAAGTGTATTTAAGAAAAGAAATAAATGATGCAGAAAGATTAACAGATGCACTACTAAGAAATGAAGAAGTACTTAAACTACTTAGTAAAGCAGAGTTTGAAGTACCACAGATTGCAATGTTAGAAGGCCTACCTTTTAGAGCAAAAGCAGATATACTAAGAGATGATATGATAGTAGATCTGAAAAGCTCACAAGATTTATCTAGCTTTAGATTCTCAGCTAATAAATTTGGATATGATCTACAAGCATACTTATATTTAAAGATGTTCAATAAAAAGAAGTGTACATTTATTGTGGTAGATAAAAGCTCTACAGATATAGGTATATTTGAAACAAGTAATGAGTTTATAGAATCTGGTAAACATAAATTTTTACAAGCAGTAGGTATATATAAACACTTCTTTCAGAATGAAAATGATTTAGATCAATATGTATTAAGAGGTATTTTATGAAGAAAATTAGAGGGTATCCTTTAAATAAAGATCAAGTATTCTTATTAAGAACTATAAAAAAAAATAAAAATTATAGATATGTACCATCTAATTATAAAGGTATGTTAACCATATCAATAAAGAAAAAAAGAATTATCACTAATAAACATTTATTTGGAATAACACAAGTAATAAAACAAGTAAATGATAAGTTATTAGGTCAGTTAAACATATCTATAGATACAGAAAATATAAAAGAAAAAACAAAACCTTTTAATTTATACTTTTGTAAAAATCTTGACCTTGATAATAAACAAAATCACAAAAATTATGTTAAATCTTTTATTTGGAGAAATAAAAGAAAATATCTCTTAAAGAAAAGAGGGATAAAATGTGAAGATTGTGGATATATTCCAAATGATTCTAAGTATTTACATATACATCATAGAACTTATAGAAGATGGGGGCATGAGCATCAAAGAGATTTAAAAATACTATGTGAAAATTGCCATAATATAATACATGATAATTTTACAATTAAAGAAATTGAAGATTTATATACAAAAGAACAACAAACAAAGAGTTGAAAAAATATTAATATAATGGAGAACATATATCATCAAGGGGGTAATTGGAATAAAGAAAAATTCTTAGCAGAGTTATCTAAAGGGCATGAGTATGAGGAGATAATAAGAGATAGATTTGCAGCAGAAGGATTTGATGTAATACTTCCAAACAAAAGAAAAGCCAAAGATAACTTTATAGATACTGGTGATTTATTTATTAATATAGGTACTAAGCAATTTATATTTGAAATAAAATCATCAGATAAAGAATTTAATTGTATAGAAGAATACCCTTATGATGATGTGATGTTTGAAATGATAGAGAACTGGCAAAAGAAAGAACACAAAGATTTTATTACTGCTTATATCACAATATCACAAAAAACAGGTTTTGCATTTGTAGTACCTTGTAGTTTACAAGATAAATGGTATACACAATGGAAAAGAGATAGTAAAAGAAATTACACCAAAGAGTTTTGGTTTATAAAGAAAAGATATTTAAAAACTTTTGATGAGTTAGTAGAATGGCTAAAAGAAAAGCAACACAACTTATAGAAGAGTTTTATCTGATGGCACTACATGATATAGCAGATGGAGCTTCTATTAGAGATCTTCAAAAAGCCATGAAGTATTATGAATCTATAGAAGATTATGAAGCTTGTGCTGGAATACACAAGGCAATAAAAGAAGTAAAAACACAAACATTAACAGCAATTAAAACTAAGATAAATGAGATTAGAAGAAATAAAACAAGCAGTTGAGCAGGAAACAAACCAAAACCTCAACATAAGAAACAGAAAAAGAGAAATGGTATATGCAAGAGCTGTATACTTTAAACTCTGTAAACAACATACCAGAGCTTCACTATCTAGGATAGGTAAATCAGTAGGTAAGGATCATGCAACAGTACTACATGGTATAAAGGTATTTGATACCCATATAGGTATATATGAGGATTCTTTAGAATACAAAAAGATATTTTATAAACTTGATAGAATAATAAGAAGAGAAAAAAATACAACCCAAAGAGAAATAGATCCTGCTTCTTACTATAGAGATAAATATAAAGATGCACTTTTAAATCTTAGAGAAGTAAGAAATGAAAACAGATTACTAAAGAAGCAGATAGTATGATAAACTTATATAATGGGAATTGTTTAGAAGCAATGGTTAATTTTAAAGATAATCAGTTTGATTTAGCCATTGTTGATCCTCCTTATGGTATAGGTGCTTCCAAACTGAGTAAAAAAAAACATTTAATTAAGCAAAAAAATGGAGTATTAAGTAAAACTCCAAATAATAATTATAAGAATAAGGATTGGGATAATATCACACCAAAAAAAAAATATTTTGATGAATTAAAAAGAATAAGTAAAAATCAAATAGTTTGGGGTGTAAATTATTATGTTTATTGTTTTAATGGTGGTAGAATTGTTTGGGATAAATTAAATGATAATTGTGATCAATTTGATTGTGAAATTGCATACAATAGTATTAATAACAGAACTGATTTAATCAGGTATAAATGGATTGGTATGTTTCAGGGTAAAGAAATTAATAAAAATTATTATAAAGCTAATAAACAAAATGGAAATAAAAAATTAAATGAAAAAAGAATACACCCAACACAAAAACCAGTAAAGCTGTATGAGTGGTTACTTATGAACTATGCAAAAGAAGGAGATAAAATATTAGATACACATTTAGGATCTGGTAGCATAGCAATAGCATGTCATAATTTAGGATATGATTTAACAGGGTATGAATTAGATAAAGATTACTTTGAAGCAGCTACTAAAAGACTAAAACAACACCAATCCCAAATAAGAATGTTTTAACAAAACACTATATTTTTTATTGTATATTTGATTAATCAATTTTTTTCAAAATGGCAAGTGGTGGTAAAAGAGCAGGAGCTGGTAGAAAATCTAAAGCAGATGAGGTATCTCTGATAGAGAAATTATCACCTTTAGAAGATACAGCTTTTGAAGCTTTAAAGAAAGGTGTGGAAAAAGGAGATTTCAAATTTGTACAGTTATTTTACAACTATTATGCAGGTAAACCAAAAGAAACTAAGGATATTACATTAGTAGAGGAGTTACCTTTATTTGTGGATTAGGGATAACTTTAACCCTACTCTGCAACCTATATGCAGATAAAAAAAACCAAAGCACTTATCAAACTTAGAGAACTTACCCAAAGAACAAGGGTTATCAAGGGTGGTACATCTGCTTCTAAAACATTCTGCATTTTACTAATATTAATTAATGATGCAATTACTAACAAGGGTAAAGAAATTAGTGTAGTAGCTGAATCTATACCAAGTATTAAGAGAGGAGCTCTCAAGGATTTTCTTTCTATAATGCAAGGTTTAAATAGATTTAGAGAAGTACAGTTTAACAGAAGTACCCTAAAATATACTTTTAACAATGGCAGCTATATTGAATTTTTTAGTACAGATCAACCTCAAAGGCTCAGGGGAGCTAGAAGAACTGATCTCTTTATTAATGAGTGTAACAATATTCCTTTTTCTAGTTACAGTGAATTATCTATTAGAACTTCTGGAGTAATATGGTTAGATTATAACCCTAGCCATACCTTTTGGGTAGATAAAGAAGTAATAGGCCAACCAGATGTAGATTATATTACACTTACTTATAAAGATAATGATGCACTAGCACCAACAATAATAAAAGAGATAGAGAAAGCAAGAGATAAAGCTAAAACCTCAACTTATTGGCAAAACTGGTGGAATGTGTATGGATTAGGTTTACAAGGTACTTTAAGTGGTGCATGTATACCAGATTGGAAAGAAATAGATAAACTACCTGCTGAAGCAAGATTGCTATCTTATGGTATGGACTTTGGTTATTCTATAGATCCTACTACACTAATTGGATTATACAAATGGAATAATGCTTATGTATTTGATGAGGTACTATACAAAACTGGTATGCTCAATAGAGATATAAGTAGATTCTTAGAAGCTAACAATATAAAAGAAAATATAATAGCAGATTCAGCAGAACCAAAATCAATTGCTGAGCTGGTAGGTTATGGCCACAATGTATTTCCAGTAAGCAAAGGTAGAGATAGTATAGTATATGGTATTAATCTAATAAACCAAAATGAAATATATATTACAGCAAGAAGCAGAAACCTAAAAAAAGAATTACAGGGTTATGTTTGGGCAAAAGATAAAGATGGCAACACCTTACAGAAACCAAGTGGAGCACATCCTGATTGTATAGATGCTGCTAGATATGTATTTACAGATCAACTAGAAAACCCAACTAAAGGGCAATATTTTGTATATTAATAAAATGTTTATATCTTTGTTTAACTTTAAAACTTTTAATTATGAAAATAGATACTGATAATTGGAGAAATGATTTTAGTGTAGAGTACTATCTTATAAAGAAAGCTACATCTAAAGCAAGAAGAAAATGGTTACTAAAAACAATTGGTTTAGCTGCATTAATGAATGTAGTGGCCTTTGCAATGATGTATGGAATACTTGATATAATACTTTGGCTGTATTATGTATAGAAAGATAGCACAATGTATGAGCTGGTGTTTAGAAAATGATATTAAGATATATCCTATCATTTGGAAAGAAGCAAATCCTGAAAAGCCACCAAGATTAGCAATACAAGTAAACTATCAAGGATTTAAAAGAACAGGTGATATTATATGGTCACAAAAGAACAAAAAGGAGAGAGATGCAATGTATGATAGAATAAATTCATTATATTGTGATTACTACCAAAAAAGGTAGTATATGTTTTTTCATTTGTTTTTAAGAGCTGCAGAAATGTGGCTCTTTTTCTTTTTATACATATTAGAGTTTAGTTTATTGTTATTATATGAAACTAGAAATAACAGTACCAGAATCTTTATCAGAGATTACACTAGAACAATACCAAAAATTTGATAAGATAAATACTGATGATAATCATCAAACAAATTTCTTGTTACACAAAACAGTAGAAATCTTTTGTGGTTTAGAATTAAAAGATATTGCTAAAATAAGAGTATCAAGTGTAAAAGAAATTATACAAGATATAGATAAACTATTTTCAGAGAAGCCTGATCTTATACCAACTTTCATAATGGATGGTATAGAGTATGGATTTATACCTAACCTAGATGATATGAGTTTAGGTGAGTTTGTAGATTTAGATGAAACACTTACTGAGTGGGAGCAGATGCACAAAGCAATGGCTGTACTATATAGGCCTACTACCTTTAATAAAAAAGGTAAATATCTTATAGAGGAATACAAAGGCCAAGAGAGGGCAGAGCTAATGAAGAAGATGCCTTTAGATGTTGTAATGGGTTCTATGGTTTTTTTTTACAATTTAAACAAGGAGTTACTGGAAACTATCCTGAACTATTTGAACAGGGAAGCTCCCAATCAGATGAATACAGCAGTACTACAAACTTTGGAAAAAAGTGGGGATGGTATCAATCTATCTATGGACTTGCTAAGGGGGATGTTACCAGATTTGATGCTATTACAAGATTAAATGTACACAAGTGTTTGCTCTACTTAGCATTTGAAAAAGAAAAAATAGAGCTGGAAAAAATGCAAATACAAAAATATAAGAAGTGAAAAGTTTTTATGATTTAACAGATAAGATAAAAGATACTCTAAAAGCAGAGCCATTTGTAAATACAGTAAGCTATGGCAGCTTAGATGATATAGATCTGAACAAGCAAACTATATTTCCTTTATCACATATTATAGTAAACAATGCAGTAGTAAATACAAATATAGTTACCTATAATGTTAGTGTGTTGTGTATGGATATAGTTGATGAAAGTAAACTAGAAACTACTGATGAATTTGTAGGCAACAATAATGAGCAGGATGTTTTAAATACACAATTAGCAATACAAAATAGATTACTATCACTATTACAAAGAGGGGATCTATATGCTGATAAATTCCAAGTAGAAGGTGATGTTACTTGTGAGCCTTTTGTAGATAGATTTGAAAATAAACTAGCAGGATGGGTTTCTACTTTTGATGTGCTAGTACCTAATGATATGACAGTATGTTAAACTTTAAAGAAGCAGAAGATTTTTTAGAAGAGTTTAAGAATCTTGTTGTAAGAGAAGCTAAACACAATCTATCTAAGAAAAGAAAAAGAGTAACTAAGAAACTCTATGAAAGTATAGATGGTGATGTAAAAGTATTTAAGAATAGTTTTGAGATGAGCTTCTCAATGGAAGAATATGGTTTATACCAAGATAAAGGGGTAAGTGGTAGAGAAAAAAGATATGATACACCTTACTCATATAGAGATAAAATACCACCTGCTAAACCTTTTATGGATTGGGCAAGATTTAGAAAATTACAACCTAGATTAAAAGGGGGTAAGTTTGGAAGTTATAAAACAATGGGATTTATATTAGCAAGAAGTGTATATAAAAAAGGTATTAAACCTAGTTTGTTTTTTACTAAACCCTTTGAAAAATATTTTAAGAAATTACCAGATGAGCTAGTAGAAAAGTTTGGTTTAGATGTAGAAGATTTACTAGCATTCTCATTAGATGAAAAAAGATTAAAACCATGAGTACAAAGATAAATGTAAGAAGTCCATATTTTTTAGCTTATAGTGAGCCTACAATACCTACACCAGTATTTGATTGCTTTATAGCAAACCCAAGAAACTTTAGTATAAACCAACAAGGTATACTTACACTACCTACATTAGATTATGGTACAATAACAGCAGTTGATACAGAAAAGTTTGCAACAGTAACTTCACCTACAAGTAGAACAGTAACCCTTACCATTCAGATCCCTACAGGATTTACTAATACAGATAGTGATGGTTTTATTACTTGTGATGTATCAGCAACACAACCAGCTTTTGTAGCAGGTACAACTTGTACACAAAATGTAACAACAAGTGGGAGTATACCAGCACAAACAATAACAGTAGGTGGTAATAGTAAAACTGTAGATTTATCTTCTTATTTTTCAGGTGGTTCAATAGCAGGATATAATATCATAAACTTTCACCAAAACCTAGTTACTGCTTCAATAGAATCTAATACACTTACACTTACTTCAAATCAAATAGGAGGTACAAAAACAATATATATAGAAGCATTTGAGAGTGCATCAGGTACTTGTACAGCAGTACAATCTATATCAGTTACTGTAAATGGTTTAAGTGCAGCTTTTGATTGTACAGCAGCAAATCTTGCTAATGGTGGTGGTAGTATAGCACAAGATGGTACTATTACTGACCCTGTATCAATAGCAGAGATTACAGCAAAAAGTTTAACATCAGGTGGTGCTCATATTACAAGTGTATCAGCTAATACAGGAAGTAGTGCTCAAGATGTAACTTTATTCTTTGATTTAACTGCTCCAGTTGGATATACTAATGCTGGTGCAACAGTTATTTGTTCAAAAACATTCTCACAACAAGCAACCTCAACACTACCTGCTTTTACTTGTGATATAGCAAATCTTACAGAGCAAGGTATAAGTACAAGAGGAGATATACACATAGGTAAAACACAATTAGGTACAATACAAGATTTTACACCTATTAGTTTTGCTGAGGTTACAACTGCAACAGATAGATCAGTAGATTTTACTGTACTAATTCCAAGTGGTTACTCAAATACAGGAGATGGATCACAAACTTTAACTTGTACAAAAACAATAACACAACCTTCAAGCTTAGGTGTATGTGGTAGTAATAGTTATTTTATATCATCTGGTAAAGCATCACCTACAGATTTTTGTGATGGTACATTTCCTACAACT